TTAAATTGATCTTTGTTAAACTCGTTGACACTTTGGTCGCAAGCCTTCATAAATTTTTCTTGATCACGAAACGGATTGGTCACGTGCCTGCTCCTCAGTATGAAATGGTCCTTTGAAAGGATATCGTTCTAACACAATTAGTTTGGGATTACGAGCAATCTTCCATGTACGATGTTGCTTTACTGTGTACCAACCGGCAGCAAACCAACTTTTAGATTTGGTAGTCTTTGTAAACAGTGGCAATTTTAGTTGTACGTTCCACATGCCATTGTGAGATTTGCATCCAGTATCATAGCCATGCACCTGGTTGGGTGATGGCTTGCTAGATTTTTCTGCTGGTTCAAACTCCACATTCTCCTGGCGCCTAAGCATGGGAATGGTTTTGTAACTGGCAATCTTGTTTTGTATGGTTATTTGGTAACCATCAGCACTGGCTTCAATGTTGCCAACTTTCTGGTCATCTTGTTTGAGTATCCAGTATTGATTGTCAATTACCGGTTTTGCTACGATCATTTTAATGCTCCTTGATATGTTTGATTCAGCCAGCGCCCAATTGGTTCAGCTTGGTCACTGAGCTTGGTAAGTTCGTATTTGCCACAGAACTTTAAGAAATGTGCGCCTACCATGCCTATGTCTTTGTTACTGATTTGTTCACGGACCACAGCATCCACAACATCTTTTATGTCTTGTGGTTGTGCTGTAAGATCAATTAGTTCACAGTTACGTTCATAATCTTCTAAAACTTTGTGCTCAACCGCTTCGTGATCCATCCAACGTTGCAACATGAGATTGTTCCAAGAATAGCCTTTTTTATCACGATCCTCAAAGGCTTCTGTGAGTCCAACTTGATTCTTGGTGCCTTTCACACGCACACCAGGATAGGCCGAAAACACATTGTCGCCTGGATCGCCACGCATGCACTTCAAGAACAGCACCCATTTCTGATAGTCAGTTGGAGCCACAAAGTCTTTATCAGCTTTGCCTACTTTGATCTTGGAATTGCTTTCAATTGTAAAGCTCAATTTGTTGCCTTTGGCATCTGTTACGCCATCAACACTGAACAGGTGATCGTTTATACCATTGTATAATTGACAATTGGGTGCAACCAACTGAACGAAGTCTGAATCACTGCTGACGATAATATGTTCATCTTGGGGGTGTAGTGCAATCCAGCGGGCTATGATATCGTCTGCTTCTGCTGTGGCACAGCGGAGTACGCTACAGTTTGTTTTGGTAGACAAGTATTTAGTCAGCTCATCATAGGTCTCCCAAAACAGTTTGTCCTCTTCTGCTTCAGTTTCGCTCATTGCACCACGAGCCACAGCACGATTGGCTTTGTAGGGTTTGTAATAGTCCTTACGCCAGCTACGACCCTCTAGTGCAAAAACCACATGATCCACGCCAAAACGTCTGGCTACCTTGTTGGCGCTCATCATGGTCAAGTGCAGTGCAAAGCCCAATTTAGTCCATGTGTCACTGGCCCTGTGTGCCGAATGGCGGGCGCGGAAAAACATGTTGGCAGTGTCAATCAGTAGATATTTCATTGTGGGTCAATAGGTTGTTATCATTAATGTATTGTAACACATAATTGGCCCAAAAGCAATGACCGTCCGCGCCAAAATGATATCCATATGGACTGGTGTACTCAAAACTGTTGTGTCTTAACAACGCATTATAACTGTGGTCTCTACTGTAAGGAGAGAGGTAGTGCTGTTGCCAATCGTGCTGTTGATCAGGAGGTATGTCGCTGAATGTACTATGGCCACTGAAAAACAAATGCCTTACACCTAGGTCTTGTAACCATTGGTGCATTTGCCAAATTTGGGCATGTGCTGTTTGAGTTTTTTCTGTCCAATCTATGTTGACCACATAATTTTTATAACGTTGTTTAAGTTCAGGAGGCACAATGTCAATTCCACTAGCATTGACTTGCCACCACTCATTGTCGTAGAACCATTCTTCTCTTTCCCAGGTGGTCCACTGTAAAATTACAAAAATATCTGACAGATTCTGGGAGTTTGTATTAATCCAGTCACGAGTAACTCGCATGGTACGATCATTACATCCACCCGACTGTGCCTGGCAAATTAAATCAGCGCCCAAAGCTGTGGCAACATGCCGACCATAACTTACGGCCAAATTGGCTGGGTGAGGTTCTCGACCACACATCCATAACTCGCCGTCATCACAGGCCCAAGCATGCTGAACAGCAGCTTCGGCTGCGGCACTATGGCTGCAACCATTCACGTACAATATCATTTCTGTAGTAATACTTTTTCTGTTTCGGCAGCCACCACACGCTTGCGCAGACTTGAACTTGAGAACGAATGATCTCGGCCGTTGAACACAATTTCAATGCCACGGTTATAGCATTCGTCGTGACCCGAAAAGTCTTTGTGTTCATATTCTACACCCAGCACACGAACGTCAACTGGAAGGATCAACAGAAGGTCACAGAGATCCTGTTCGGTTTGGTACACAACAACTTCATCAACGTAACGGCATGCAGAAAGCTGTATCTGTCTCTCCACAATACTTTGTATCGGACGATTCTTAGTCTCAGGCCTATCGATAGTTGGGTCCGTTTGGAGCCCACAGATGAGGTAGTCACAGTGATTCTTGGCTTCCGAGAGCATGGCAATGTGGCCTGCGTGGAGCATGTCAAAGGTTGAGAAAGTGATGCCAATTTTTTTACCTTCTGATTTGAGTTGTTTGATGTGATTGAATATCATGATACTTCACTCCGTCCGTTGCCAATGTCTCTGCTTTGCACATAGATGCCTGACTTCTTGATGGCTTCTTCTTGTTCCCAAGTTTCCATTACAACATGCCGGCACACATTTTGGAACCAACGATCCACAATTTCTGCGTCAGTGTCCTCTTTCTTCATCATGTAACCAGCCTTGACCAGTCGTGCTACAAAGATTTCGTTCCAGTCTAATTCAAACGCACCCTGATGCAAATTGTCAGAATCTACTTCTATGCTCAATACCTGCACCCAAGGCTCACCAGCTTCGGTTGCAATTTGTTTTGCAGTTTTCTCAGGTGCTTTTGGCACACGGACAACTTTTTCTTTTTCCTCTTTTACAGGAGATTTTTTCTTTTTTGTTAGCCAATTCCACATTTCAGATGCCCCATCTAGTATCATTTTAATCTCCAGTAAACACCGTTTTCGCCACGTTCAGGAAACAAATCTTGTTTTGTATCATCTCGATGCACATCAAGAGTAAAACAACTCCACCCGCCATCCCAAAAACTCCAGGTACGCAATGGAAAAACATGAGCTGTTACTCCACGCTCTTCTAACCATTTGATAAGACCTGGGTTTTCTTTCATGAGCAGTACATTCTGTTCGTCCAGCACCAACATGTTTACATCTAACACAGTTTCAACATAGTTTCCTACCCAGTTCAGTGCCTGTGAACCAATGTAATCGTCAAAACGAACACCTAATTGCATGTTTGGTACATGCCAGCTATACGGGGAATTATAACTGCCCGGCCGTTTGGGTGCAAAATCTACCACTCGATAAATCTCCCACCCAGGAAAACTTTGACTGTAGTCAGTTTTGTATGAACTGGTAACAATCACCCCTGGTTTGATAATTGCAAATACAGCATCACTATGTCCATTGGTATTACAAATGTTGATCCTATAATGTTTGGCCTGTTCAATCATCCATTCACATACTCTAGTCCAACTAGGTTCGTGAGTGGCAGTGTCAACGTACAAATCCTGACCATATCGTACCACACTGGGCGGATTTACAACCTTCATATGGGAAGCACCATCAACAATCACAGTGTTCTCGTTCATGCAATGCTTCCATCCCTGATAGTTACTAATTGCATACAACGTTTGATCTAATACTATAAAATTATCTCTAGGAACCACTGGTGGCTTGGCAAGAGTATCATTATGAGGATCAATGTGACTATCTATGCTATCAAATACTGGACGATGAACTTTGATTCCTCTATCCTGCAAAAATTTTTCTACACGACCTGTGTCATGATCAGTAAGTTCAGTTATGTAACTAAAACAATCAGCAATGTCGCTGGGGAGATGTGAGAAGAAACGTTCTGGGTAAGATTTTCCCAACCAAACTTCTTTAAGAGGGGTAAAACCAAAGTTAGAGTTTATCATTTACCCCATCCATTGCCCCAAAGATCAACGTGCAAGCGTGGGCTGTACCAATAACCACGTTTGAGTGCTTCGTTTGCTACGTGAATACGATTGCCATCATATACTGACACCACACCGCCCACTGGCATCACAAACACAGGACCAGCAAATCCACGCAAGCGATACTCGTCTACTGCACGGTCTAGTTCTTCAAAATCATCAATGTGTCCCACAACAAACTTTAGATAAGAAATGCCGTGAGTTTCGTAATTCCACACAATGTCTGGCTTGATGGCGTCTTCCCACTTCTCACCGCTTACACTAAGCTTGGGACTGACTGAGAATGTGATCTCGCCAAACCATCCATCAAGATACTGTGCAAACTCTCTATGAAGTTCTTGAGTACCATTAGTCTCAAACGTTATGTGCCTAAGTCCACGTTCGTGCAACAGATCCAGTAATTCTGGGTATGCACGTTGCCAGCCCAACAAGGGTTCACCGCCAGTTATTACCAAGTGCACTGGATTGCCATTGGGTTGGTGCCAGTTGCCATTGGGCAATAATGCTGCCATCTTATCTACTAGTTCTTCAGCAGTGTATGTGGGACTTAGATGTTTGAATTCAGGGTGCCACGATGCATAGCTGTCACACCCGGTATTGACCAGTGGCAGCTCTTCAAATGTTTTGTAGAGATGAACAGACTTGGCCACTTCATCAG